GCCTTCTTTGAGAAGGCTAGCCATAATCGGCTTGTGGGATTGGTATCCCTAATACTTCACGGTTGGCCTGAGAACCAACCTTATACTTATGGAGTATTTCTTCGATGAGAAACTATGTAAACAGCCTCAGCAACACGGTCGCGTTAACAACGCAATTTACCGATAAGCAATGGGCATGTACACAGTACCCGAAGGTCACTGGCTCGTCTACGTACAACTACACGGAAACGAGGAAGGGTAGGGCTGACAAAATGTCAGGTCCGTCTCCTTTTCCCACACCATATTGGGCATATACCCTTGAAAACACCATTCAACAGAAGGGCTCAGGCTTTTCAGGATGGAGTTTCAAGTCCGATCCGTTGCCTTGCGGATACCATTATATTCGTATACAAAAGGAGGCAATAAGAAACCTCCCAAGTTACATCGATCTGTTTGGGATTAAACCTCTCGCACAGACGTATAATGGTTCAGGGGTTGTCGCGTACATTTGTGACGTACCGACTAGCCTCAAAGACCGCTCGAAGCAGTACGCGATGCAGACTTTGAATGAGATAAACCTCGGGCAAGCCCTGGGTGAACTCACATCGTCCTCTATTGCGCTTTATAACGCAGTAGATCGCTTACTTCGCGCATTAGCCGCCTTAAAACGTGGCGACGTGCGTGCCCTTACAGCAGCATTGAAAAATACGGAACGCCGAACTCGACGCCGTCCTACTCGTCATGAGGAGGATATCGTTGATAACGCCGCCCGCGATGCTGCCACAAGTGGTAGATCATGGACAAGTGCTATGTCCGAAGCGTACATTGCCTGGATCTGGGGCTTCGCCCCTTTGATAGATGCTGTGCAAAACGGACTCGATGCGATTCACAAAGCATTCGAATTTAATAGTACTTTCACACTACGTGGCCTCGCCACCGACGACTCCTATCCGGTTTATCCGGGGTGGTCGTTCGGCGGGAACCTAACACGAGGAGCAACTACTCATCTGACCTTCGGGTTAGATGATGACTTTGCTGCGGCCCTCAACCGTATCGGTCTTGGGAGTGTTCTCGGGCTCGCCTGGGAACTTGTTCCATTATCGTTCATCGTAAACTGGATAGTCTCCGTTGGAGACTTTCTTAACTCACTTAACTTCGGAACGGGGTTGTCCTTTAAGTATGGACATCAGACCTCTTTCGTTCGTGGTGACTTACTAGCGATTACTGATTACCAGCTAACTGGCTACGCTAGAGCGCCTACAGAACCTTGTATCTGGAAGCTGTCTCGAAACGTTGTTACACGCGACATACTCAGCTCGTTCGTAAGACCCGGCATCCACATGAAGTGGGCGCTGGACTCCAACAAGGCTACAAGCTTGCTCGCATTACTTGCGGCGGTTAAGGCCTAACACATAGGGGTGGCACATGTCACTTAAAACTATCGTCATCAATGATGGCGCATCAACACCTGCTGCACAGACTTTCGTGCAGCGTGTGGCGAATCCTGGTGTCCTTTCTTATAGGACGCTTGCGGGTTCGATGGTGGAGGAGCAAACGCTTTCTCTACTTCATAAAGAGGCGAAAGTGCGCAAGATTGTGCGAATCGTCATGGGTCGTCCTGTCGTCCAGACAGAAACGGTCAATGGCATCTCCAGTCCTAAGTTGATCCGCTCTGCCTACGGCAGTGTGGACTTGACTTACGATCGGAATGCGAGTGTAGAAGAACGAGATGACATGATTGCCATGCTTGGTAATCTGTTTCTTTCGTCCGACGCAGATGTGCGAAATGTCCTTCGGGGCGTCTCGCTAGTCGAACTGTGATCGGTGCCTATGGCATCGATGTTCAGGATGTTGAGCTCTCTGATCAAGAGATTGATCGAATATTTGAGAGCCGGCTCTTGGACCAGTCATTTAATACAGTGGATGGGCTTGACCCGTTCACACATGACTGTTTGGTTCGTCATAGTTTGGGTCGCAATCATCATGATTGCGACTATATGGATTAGCAGTATATCTTCTGTTAACCTCCGGACTATTCCTTCCCTACTTGAGATGGAAAACTGTACTAAACAGTGGACCGTCGATTGTGTGGATCGTCTCCTTTCTACGTTGTAGTTGGGACTTCGTAAACCCTTAAACTAAAGGTTACACTCCATGCGCAAAAAGAGTAAGCGTGACTCCAGATCGGAGAATGCAAACTTTCTTGAGCCATCCGTTGGACGGAAATTCCAAGATGAGCTTATCGATCTTGTTGATAAGTTAGTCGAGGAGGATCCTTCCTTCAGGAATCGCTACCTTCAAGCAGAGTTGTGCTCTAAGTACAATCCTGTTACAGGTGGCCATTCGCTACGCCATGCAGCTGCAGTAAAGTGGCTACATGTTGATAACGTAAACGCATGTACGAATTCTCGGTTATTATTTGCCGAGGATGAAGACTTCGGGTGGGTTAAAACGGACGTGTTTCTAAAATACGTTCGAAAACTTATCTCAGACGTTCTTGGTCCCGTAGAGGCCTTCTCCCCCAGAGGAGGGTCTCATACCAACGGGGCTAGCACTCGCGTTTCCCGCAGCAACGTTGCTGCAATCAAGAAGCACGGTGGTATAGCACACGTGAGTGATGAGTGCTTGAGGCACTGGTTGTTATATGCGCAAAATACGCGTTTGAGCGACCAGGACTTGTGTATTCAAAACTCATCTGAGCTTTTCACAGTCCCAAAGAACG